TGTTGTATCTATTATTGTTCTGTATTGATTTTTATCTACTTCTTTTCTTAACATATCTAAACTGTGAAACATCAAATATGTTTGATATGTAGATTCTTGTCTTCCTACTTCTTCATCTTGTAGCATGTCTAACATATACAAACTATTTGCTGACCAGTTTCTACTGTATCTTGTTGCATTTAATGTTTCGTTGTTTTCTACAAGTGAAGACATAATAAGTCTATGAGGTCTTGGATTCCTCATTGTTAATAAAAACTTATTTGGACATGTAATATAGTCAGGTGTTTCTTCTGGAACTTCATGTTCTTGATCTAAAAAATGATAACCTTTATGGTTTTTAACACTTTTATTTAAATGCACTCTATCAAAATACCAAAGTTTTGTAATAAAGTTTACATTAGGCATGTTTAATATTTTTTCTCCTATAGGAGTCATATGTGTATGCCCGGAGCCACTTAATACAAAATTTAATTTTTTAAACTTTGTTACTAATTTTAATACTACATGATCTTCTTGTCTAAAATAAAAAGGCTCTGTTGTAGTGTATAATAAAATTATTTTTTTATTATCAGGGTAGTAAGTTTCTGCGTCTCCGCATATTTTTTCAACATTATATATTATACTATCGATAGGTGTGCTTTGAAAGTCAATTGGAAATACACAAATTTCATTAGGTTCTGCAGGTTCTTGCATATTGCGACTTACTTTGATGTGACTAAATTCTGGAGAATAATTATCTTTCCATTCAAGAAGTTGTGTAATTTCTTCAAGTGAATAGTTCTCTTGTGCCAACTGAACATCTGGCATGTTTGTATGATCGTATTTGTATATAAATCTAAACATAATTTTTCCTGGCGGAGAGTGAGGGATTCGAACCCTCGAACCAGTTACCCGGTTAACACCTTAGCAGGGTGCCGCTTTCGACCACTCAGCCAACTCTCCTGTTGCAATATTTATCGGTAAAAAAATATGCTTTAAAGATTTAGTGATAAGTATATAACATGTATGATCATCACATCACAGCAGTTCATGTTGAAGCAACCGACAGGTGCAATGCTCAATGTCCTGTATGCATAAGGTCTTTTCAAGGTGGACCTGTAAAGGATATTGTTACAGATAAAGAATTAGGACTAGCACACTTTACTGAATATCTTGGAGATGATTTTTGTTCCAAAGTTTTAGCCTGGAACTTTTGTGGTAATAAAGGAGATCCTTCTAGTGCATTAGAACTTGTTGATATTTTTAAATATATTTTAAAATGCAATCCAACAACTAATATAATGATGAGAACAAATGGTGGTGCAAGAAGCAAAAAGTTTTGGCAAAGTATAGGAGAATTATTTCACAATACAAACTGTAAAGTAATTTTTGCTGTAGATGGATTAGAAGATACTAATCACATTTATAGAAAGAATGTAAAATGGTCTAATCTTTATCGTAATATGAAAGCATATTTTAATAACGGTGGCCACAGTCTTGGTCAATTTGATACATTAAAATTTGCACATAATGAACATCAATGGGAAGAAATAGAAGCACTTGGTAAACGATTTGGTGTTACAGTAAACTTAAAAGAACCATATGGCTTTGCTAAATTACCTAACGGTATGCTTAAAACAATACCAGTATATGATAGAAATCCTAACAGTATGGGCATGTATTCATTGTTATATACAATAAAACCGCATACTACAGATCAGTATATAGACCCAGAATATCCAGATGTTGCTCCTACGCAGGTATTAGATAACCAGCAATTTTATGACTTCAATAATAATCAACTGTTTCCAGGTAAAACAATTGACATAGATTGTATTGCAAGTCAACCAGAAAATCAGCATTATGAAATATTTTTAGACTGTGATGGTAGTGTTTATCCTTGTTGTTTTATAGGATCAAGACTTAATTACGGTGAAACACAATTAAAAGATATGCTAGGAGATACTGATATTATACTATCAGACACTAATAACATTTATAAAATATTAGCATCAACTTACTATAAAAGCACACTACCCGCAGGTATTAACGGTAACTTTGAAGGTTCATTGACTTTAGAAGGTAAAACAAAACAATGTATTACTTGCGTTGACTGTTGTGGCATGAAAATGGAACTGTCTCATCTTAAAGAGGCATAACCGATAAATAGTAGTATGCCAAGATTAAGTTTATGGAATCCAATAAAAACCAAAGACTTCGAATTCATTGATAGAATTGTCGGAGAGCACCTTCATGCAGGTGGAACAGGTGTTCATATACACAAATATTTAGGAATACAGGACACTCCTGCAACAGGAGATCCCACAAGACCAGGTGGTTCAGGTAGCAATAATTCAGAAGTTTTTATACAAGATTTATTATTTTTAGAAAACAGAGATAGAAAATATAGCAAAGATATATTTGAATTAAGAGCACAGTATAATTTAGGGGATAATGATTCCTTTGATTTAACACAATTTGGTATGTTCTTGGCAAACGATACATTATTTTTTAACTTTCATATAGAAAGCATGGTAGAAGCATTAGGCAGAAGATTAATGCCAGGCGATGTTTTAGAAATTCCACATCTTAGAGATGATTTACTCTTAGGTAGTGATGATGCTATAAACAGATACTTTGTTGTTACAGATGCAAGTAGGCCCGCAGAAGGATATGATCCTCGTTGGTGGCCTCATTTATGGAGAGTTAAAGTTGGTCCTATTACAGACAGTCAAGAATACAGAGATATACTTGGCACTGGTGAAGAAGAAACTGACCTTAGAAATCTCATTAGTAAGTATAAAGATGAAATTATTATTAATGATAAAATATTAGAACAAGCAGAACTTGATATACCTAATAACTTTAAACTTGATTCCGATCATTTATACGTTGAAGATTCAACAGGTAAACCTGGTATAGGATTTAATGCAGGTTCAGTTCCAAATGGTGTTAGTGTTGTAGGAAGTGGTATATCATTTCCAACAAGTGGCACCAGTGATGGTGACTATTTCTTAAGAACAGATTTTTCACCCAATAGACTATTTAAGAAAGATGGCACACGTTGGCTAAATGTTGGTTCTGATTACACAGGTAATTGGGCGGCGGCTAATAGTTTATTAGAAACATTTATAAACAACGATACATTTGTAACATATACAGATGGTGAAGTTGTGCCAGAGAAAACAAATTTAAGCAAGGCTGTAAAGCCTAAGACGGATAACTAATGGCTGGCAAGAATTTAGATTGGTGGTATGATGAACAGTTGAAAAGATACTTAATTCAACTTATCAGAGTATTCTCAAATTTTAAAGTAGAAGAAAACACAGAAAAAGGTAAACATTATAATCGTGTTCCATGTAGATATGGTGACATGAATAGAATGGTTGCCAGCATATTGCGTAACAATTCAGAAAACGTTATTAATAGTGCCCCTTTTATAACTGTAACAATAGGAAGTTTACAGATTGCAAGAGATAGAACACTAGATCCATTCCTTATGGTTACCGAGCAAGTTGCAGAACGTGAATATAAATCAGCAACAAATTCTTATGATACTGTTCAAGGTAATTTATATTCAACACAAAAGTTTATGCCTGTTCCATATAATTTAACTATTAACGTTGATATATGGACAACTAACACTGATACAAAAATGCAGATTATGGAACAGTTACTTATTCTGTTTAATCCATCTTTGCAGTTATCACAAAATGATAATCCATTGGATTGGACTAACATATACGAATTAGAATTAATAGATATTAATTGGACAAGTAGAGCCATACCTGCAGGTGTTGATGAACAATTAGATATTGCAACATTAAATTTTGCAGTTCCTATTTGGTTAAGTCCTCCTGCAAAAGTAAAACGTCAAAGTATTATACAACAAATAGTTGCAGATATACATGAAACAAGTAGTATTGAAAACTTAGGATTTAACGAAGGATATCATGACTTCTTTAAAGATATTGCTGATACGGCCGAAGTAGTTGTTACACCTAATAATTATTATGTGCAAATTACTGGTGCAACGGCAATACTATTAGACAATGCAGGTATTACAAAGAAATGGGCAGACATTATAGAAATGCAAGGCGAACTTTCGTCCACAAGTAAATTAAAATTAAACATATCAAATGATACTGATTCAGATACAAATATGGTAACTGGTAAAATTGCGGCATTGCCTGGCAACGATACAACACTGGTATTTACATTAGATACTGATACGTTACCTTCAAATACACTAACTGCTGTAGATAAAATTATAGATGCTAGAGCAAACTATCCAGGAGATGGCACATTGGCCGCGGCTGTTACAGATCAAAGATATCTAATTACAGAGGACATATCTGCAACAGGACACCCTAACTGGGCCGTTGACGCAGAGTCAAATGACATTATACAATACGATGGCACTAAATGGTCTGTAGTATTCGATGCATCTACAATTACAGATAATCGCTATGTAACTAATAGTAATACATCCAAACAATATAGATGGCATGAGAGTTCTTGGATAAGTAGTTATGAAGGAATATATAATCCAGGATATTGGAGACTTTCATTATAAATGGAAACTACAGCGGCAGGCGTCGTTTTTCTTGCTAAAGATACCGGTAGATGTTTTCTACAGTTAAGAAATTCAGACAAACGATTTAAACACACATGGGGCTTTTGGGGAGGAATACTAGAAGGCTCTGAAACTCCATATGAATGTATTCAAAGAGAACTAGAAGAAGAAATTGGGTTCGTTCCAGAACTACAAAAACTTAATCCAATAGATGTATTTCAAAGCAAAGACAAACAGTTTTACTACTACAGTTTTGTATATGTAGTAGAAAAAGAATTCATGCCACCAAAATTAAATGGAGAAAGTGCCGGGTATGCCTGGGTAGATATAGGCACATGGCCTCAGCCGTTACACAATGGTGCCAAAGTGACACTTACTAAGAATGGCGGCACAGACAAACTACATACTATACTTTCCATCCATACATCATAAATAGTAATATGGGCAACGGCGAAATCATAGATTTTAATGTCTTGCGAATACAGAGCGAACTTGACCGGTATCAGAGAACGAAAACAATACCTCATTCTCTGCTAGAGGGCACATACAGTATAAGTGAAATTAAAGAGTTATACTTCGACAAACTAGCACCCAAATATCAAAAAATTGCAACTAGGTTGCATAAAGAATACTATGGGCATTTAGAAGGTAATATCGAAAACTTAAGAACTGCTTTAAGAAGAGATTACACATCGGTAATGAAAAACCTAAATACCGAACATGATAGTTTTTGGTTTAAAGATGTAATGAACTTATATCGACCGGGAATGAATCCAGTTCGTGCTTTGTATTATCAGACACGTGAAGTCACCAGGGGATATAACTCTGATGACCCGCATCACTATTGGCTGAAAGATCTTATAACAGACAGAGAATTTAATAATATCTTATTAGATGCTTTACATACTGATGTTAAAAAACTTGAAAGAATTATAAAACGTTATTTTATTCCGTTAACAGAAAACAGTTCTGATGTTCCGTTAGAACTATTTCATGCAAAACAGCAAGTAAAAGATTTTAGAGCATACTATCTATTTTTCCGATCGACTAGAGATTGGGATAAAGAATTTTACGAAGATTAATTATTGGTGAGGAGAACCTTCTCTATTAAGAAGCCAGTTGCATGTGATTCTAAAATCAGATTTGATATCTAATCCTGCACTATGATAACTATTTGCAGATACTTTAAATAAAAATAATTGTCCTGGAGAACCACCTATTTCTTTTCCGGGTGCTCTTTCCTCTTTGTGTATATTTGTTCCAAAGACTTTTTCATCATTTAAATAAATTATACCTCTTGCAGGTATAGAAAAATTACCATCATAATTATAATCATTATGTGTATCAAGTTTAGAGTTTTTATCAAACATAGATGTTGACATCGATACCGTCACTATATCTAAATCCCAAACTTCGTTTACTTTATCAACAATCTGTTGTTTGTAGACTTCTAAATGTTCCTGGACAGGGTGTGGATGTAAAATATTAAATTCATCAAATTGTTCATGTATAGTAAAATTTTCTTTAAATTCTTTATATGATGATTTTACAAAATCTGCATCAACAAAATCTATACACATATATTCAAATGGTTCTGTAATCACATTGCTTTTGTTTATAGAATCTATATTAATCATTTTGATGTTTTCCTTTCTACACCGTCCCAATCTCCTTGTGGCATTGGTTGTTTAATTCTTTCTGCATAAAGGTCTGCTAAAGTATCGTTCCAGTTATGATCTTTAATTATCTCTATTTGATGTGAACACTCTGCCCATGCCCTGTTTTGATAACTATCAACCATTCTGTTTACTACTCTTGCATATTTGTGATCATTTAAAATAGTATAAATTGTTACTGGTGCTGTTTGTCCTTTAACTGCAATTTTATCTAGCATAGTTAAATTTTCTGGTGTAGTAATATGGCCTAATGTATGTTCAGTAAACATAAAGAACACTCCATACTCTTTGGTTTGTGCTTCTAAACGAGCCGCTAAGTTTACACTATCACCTAAAACTGTATAATCAAAACGTTGATTACTACCCATATTACCTACTACTGCATCACCTGTGTTTATACCTATGCCAACACCTAACTCCATTAAGTTATCTGCTTTTAATTCTTTATTAAGTTTCTTTAACTCTACTTCCATTTCCATTGCAGTATCAATTGCCAACTGAGCATGATTATCTACATCAAGTGGAGCATTCCAAATTGCCATTAAGGCATCACCTATATACTTGTCTATGGTTCCTTCTTTACGCATAACAAGATCTGTCATTGGTGTCATATACCTGTTTATTAGTTTACCTAAACCTTGTGGGTCTGTTTTAAATTGCTCTGATATAGGTGTAAAGCCACGTATGTCTGAAAACAAATAAGTCATTGTTCTTGTGTCGCCACCTAAACGTAATAGACTTGGATCTTTTTGTAACTTTTTAACCATTGCTGGTGCAAGGTAATGTTCAAATTGTTTCTTAATTTGTTCTCGTAATTTAAATTGTTTATAGAAATTATTGAATGCCGCCTGTGTGAATACTAAAAAGCCACTTAATACAGGAAATGTTGCGTCTAATAAAACTAAACTGCTGGTATATTTGTAAACACTAAAATATGCAATACCACCTAATATTGCTAAAGACATAGGTGCTGTTAATAACAATGGTAATCTATATACTGCTAAAGCAACGAGAACCATAGTCAGTAACCCTACTAGAAGCTCTATGATAGCACTAAATTGACTTCTTGTTATATTACTTGCATCTACAAAGTTCTGTAACATATGAGCCTGTATATACTGTGGATATAAGTTACCACGTGGAGTTGGAACAGGGTTTGCAATACCTTCTGCTGTTACTCCAATAATTACCCATTTACCCATTAGGTCCGGAATACTGTCTGCACCTTCATATTCT